ATGACCGGTTCAGACTCCGCGCTGCGGCTGGCATTGCGTGAGATCGGCCTGCGTTTACGGCGCGACCTCGCGTTGATGTTCGGCGGTCCCGTCGTGCCGCTGGAGAATGAACTGGCAGGGGTTAGAGCGGCATTCCTTGCGCGCCTTGACGCGGAGTGGGCGCCTCTTGCCGCCCGCTCGGCCGCGTCGCGTGAGCGGCTCCGCCGCATGAACATCCGAGGGTGGGGCTAATGACCTACCGCGCTCCGAGTCCCGATCCGCGCATGCCTCCCAACGAGGGGGGTTCGGAAAAGAGGGCGCCAGAGCGTAGGGGTGTTGCCATGCCTCCCGATGAGGGGGTTCGAAAAGATGAGGGTGTTCGCTCAACCGCAGGATGCGTGGAGGGCTCAAGCGCAATTTTGCGGTTAGTCAATGAGATACTGTCTGACGCGCTCTCGAAAGCAGAAAACGAGGCCAGGACTGCCACTTTCGCGGCTTCGGTATCCGAAAGCCATAAGTCTTAACCCAAAAAGACAACCCGCAGTTGCTTGCAACAACTGCGGGTTCGGTAGGCACTCATTCCGATGTCAGTTATACAGATTTTCCGATTCCCATCTACTCCCGATAATCTACTTTTTGCTGAATATTGCGTGACGCTCAGCCGTGTGAGCGGGACCGGCTGATGTCGCCGCCCCATACCGGCCCCCGATCCAGATCCACCTTATCGATAGCGAGTTCCGCGCCATGAACTGGGCTGCATCGCTCACGCGCGCCGACATCGGCGACTTCCGAATCGAGACTGGCCGCTTCGATGCCAAGACCACCGGGGCTTACGCTCTGGTCGTGCTGGAGATCCGGGCGTTCGGCTCCGTGCCGGCCGATGACAAGATCCTGGCCACCATCGCCCGCTGCACCCGGAACTTCTGGAACAAGCGGGTCTGGCCGCAGATCCAGCACATCTTCGAATACCGGGACGGTCACCTCTTTCATCCCGACCTCCAGGATGCCCCGCGCGAGGCTCGCCGCCAGGCCGCCGCCCGGATCGCAGCGAACTCGCGCTGGGGCGGCCGCGCCAATCTGAGCGTGGTGAGCAGCCAGGACGACGGCGAGGCCGCATGCGAATCGCATGCGTCCGCATCCGAATCGCATCATGCGAACGCATGCGAATCGCATACCGAAAACCATGCGATTTCAATGCCCGGCGCATTCGAACCGCATCGGGAAAGCGATGCGATCGCATCGTTGGACGCATCGCAGCCTTTGCGCGCGCCCTCTCCCTCCCTTTCTTCCCTTGCTTCCTTTCAATCTCCAGAGAATCCAACGGAGTCTGAGAGCGAGAGGGCGCGCGCGGGCGCGAGCGCGGATGCGTCCGGGGATGCGCCGACGGATGCGTCCGGCATGCGATCACGCAATGCGTTACCGCATGCGGTCGCATCCCGGTCGCATGCGTCAGCACCCCCCAAGGCGTCGCCGATACCCCCGGACTGGCGGCCTACGCCGGAGGGTGAGTTAGAGGCGCGGCGGCGGGGCTATGTGCCGGCCGATATCGCCGACGGCTTTCGCAACCACTATCTGGCCACCGGCGACGTGCGGGCGGACTGGAATGCGGCCTTCATGAGCTGGTGCCGCAAGGAAGAGCAGTTCTCCGGCCGCCAGAACGGTTCGGGCCGCCCGGCGGCCAAGCCCGGCCGCTTTGACCACCTCACCACTATCTTCAATGTCGGCCGGACGATCGACGGGACCTCGTAATGGGAACGGTCGTCGTCAACGTCCCGCCGTCAGTCGCCCCTTCCGGGCTGATTCCGGGGGAGTTGGCGACGCAGGTCGAGTGGCTGCGGATGGGCGGCACACGCTTTCCTGGCAGCGGTCCGGACGATCCCGGACTGGTGCTGCCGGCGCCCCCGGCCGAATACCACCCGGCCGCGCCGGCCGCGCTGGCGGCCATCGAGCCGCTGTGCGAACCGGCCCGGGAGGCGGTGGCCAGGCTGTGGCTCAACACGCTGGCGACCAGCGTGAACCAGCCACCTCCGGCGACGGAAATGGCCGACCGGGTGGCTGCCATCATGTTCAAATGCGGCGACATGCCGGCCGGCGCGTGGAGCCAGGAATCGCTGCTTGAAGCAATGGGAGCGTTCGACTGGTGGCCATCCGTCGCGCAACTCCACGCGCTGCTCAAACCCTACGCCGACCGCATCACCGGCACCCGCGACGCCCTGCGGCGGATTGTGGATGCCGCTAACCGGAAGCCGCCTCCGGCGCCGCAGAAGCGGGAAGTAGACGACGATGCGGTCCGCCATGTCCGCGCCGTTGTGGGGGCGTTCGAGGCGGGGCGGACGTTCGACACCCCCGCCACACTGGACTCGGAGGCCAGACCGGTGACGCCGTCTCACCTGAGCGACGGGGCGCTCTTGGCAAGCTACGAGAAGCTCGCGGCCGAGAATGCGCCGGGTGCGCAGGTCCGGCTGTCGATGCTGCGCAGGAAGCTGAATGAGTGCAGCGGCTGATCTCCGGGGCGCGGTAGAGATAGACGCTCCCGCCGGAATAGACCTCGGCACCGCCGTCCTGACCTCGCTGGCGGGCGGCAGATCCCGCGCCGGCATGAACGAGGAAGGCGTGGTGATCGAGGTGGTGCCGCCAGGTGAGCGGGCGCGGGCGGACCGAGTGATCTGCCGGCGCAACTGCCTCGCCTCGCGCTCGACGGCTACCCGGTACGTCGTACAATGCTGGGACTGCCGCGTGCTGCGCTTCGGGGCCGAACTCCAGGTAATCAGCCGCTAGACCGGGAAAGGGATCGCAATGCTGGATTACGGTGTCGACGACGTCGCCAGCGAAGCTGTCGAAGCGATCGACGCGCTCGGGTTCAAGGCGCTGGTGATCGTGTTCGATCCCGCCGACGCGCTCGACGAGCACTTCCTCTATTCCAACGCCGCCGCTGCGCAGCTCCTGCCGGTGCTGAAGGCGCTGGCGGCTCAGATAGACACTGGCGACGTGCGCATGCCGGTCGATGCAAGCGTTCGCTGGGTGGCGATTCCAGCCGGCGAATAGCGTTCGCCGCGCATCGCGCCGCGGATATTTTCACCGACAATTTTCGAAGTAGACGCGGATAAATTTCCGCTGCGAATTCGCGCAATTTTTGCGTCGAAAAAGTAGACGCGCGCGATCGCATTTCCGGCTGAAAAATCGACAAGCCTGCTGCATGGAAACGTCGCGTTCCGGCGGTTTCGGCGCCTCGCGTCCACTCGGTAATTCACGGCCTGCACACGAATGCGTTGGACAAAGGCATCGAAGCTGCACAAATAGACCGCATCCCGGAAGCAGGCGCGCCGATCGGTGCCTCGCTGCCGTGCGTGAGCGATTCCCAAATGACCGGTCTATTCAGCAGCAGCAGCAAGTTCGGGCATGGCGGCGCGCGGGAGAACTCCGGCGGTCCACGGGAGAACTCCGGCGGCGCGCGGGAGAACTCCGGCGGTCCACGGGAGAACTCCGGCGGCGCCCGTCCCGGCTCCGGCTCAAAGCCACGCCCCGTCGTCGTCGAAGTGCCGCCCACCCGGCCCGATCGCCCGCGCTGGTACTGCGTGCGGTCGTATCCGGGTGCCGACTACACCGCCGACACGGAGATCAGGCTGGCGGGGTTCGAGGTCTTCAGGCCAACCGTCTACAAGCCGCCGCAGCCCGCCCGGCGCGACGGCTGGTACGTCACACCCGCCCTGCAGGCCCGGACCGGCAGCCTTTTCCCCGGATACATGTTCGTTAGGTTCTGCCGCTACTCCGCCCGCTGGGAGCCGATCCGCGAGCTGCCAGGCGTCGATTACATCCTTGGCGCCAGGCCGGACACTCCAAGCCCCATGCCGGAGCGGGCGTTCGACCTGATCCGGTCGCTCTGTTCGGAGAACGGCTGCTCGTACCCGCCTCCGCCGGTCGATCCAGACCGCACCACACCCATCCCGAGTGGCGTGGCCGTGCTGCTCGCGTCCGGCGCGATGATCGGCCTGACCGGCATCTGCCAGTGGAGCGACGGCAAGCGGGTGCGGCTGTTGCTCGAAATCCTCGGCCGTGGCGTCGCGGTGACAGTGCCGAGAGCGTCCGTGGAGGCTGTGAAGTAGATCACAATGCTGTGTGGGTCAGGCGTTCTCCGCCTGCTTCCACAGGTCGTCTATCTCCTCGGGCCGCCGATAGAACTCGATCGGGCGCCCGTCGTCCGGGACACCTGAGATGACCAGTTCCATGAACCGCGTTGAATGCCCGGTCCGTTCGATCCAACCCCGTGCCTCGTTGACGCAGACGGTCCAGAACGGCTGGTCGTTGATAACGATGTGGGCGGCGGCGGTGGCTCTCCAGGCGTCCCGCCATGCGCGCTTTTCGGTCAGGCGCGCGATTTCAGCGTCGCGTTCGCGGGTGAGTTGGCCTTTGTGCTCACGATCCCATCCGGTGGATACGATCTGCGCGCGTTTCTTTAAGGGCGTATCGGCCGGACGATTATGATCCTCCGAAGGGATGTGTATCGTCGCACCGGTGCCAACGGCGGGATTATACCCTAGGCAGTCTTGGCGCACCTGGTGGAGCAGGTCCGACATCAATCGGTGCTTCCAGGGGTATATCAGCGCCTCCATCAGGGAGCGGTCCCTGCGCACACGCTCCCAAATGGCTGTTTCCGTCGCGCTCATGCTACCGGCGTGATCGACCATCGCCTTGAGCACGACCTCTTCAAGCCGTTCCCTGGCGCTTCTGACTTCTTCAGCGTCTTTCAAAGCCGCACCAAATCGGGCCATTCCGCTCCCTCCCGTTGCCTGCCCTGATGACCTAGCAAAATAGACCGAAAACCGCCAATAGTTTTGCCCGATAATAACACTTATCATGCACTACTATCAAGCTCCGTGACCCTGTGAGTCCGCTTGATGAACACCACCAGCGACGTTCCGGCCACCATCGGGGAAACCGCGATCTGGACCAACCTGGTCAAGTATGCGGAGGACGCGCGCGGTGCCTTCGCCCCCGCGACCGAACGAGCCATACGCAGCGACATCGCCGCGTTCACCAACTGGTGCGACACCGAAGGGCGTCAGGCCATGCCAGCCTCACCCGAGACTGTGGTGGCGTTCATCGACGCCATGGCCGTCGTCAAGGCCACGGCAACCGTCAGACGCTATGTCTCCTCCGTCTCCGCCTTTCACCGCGCGGCTGAAGTGGTCAACCCATGCGCGGCCCAGGCGGTCAAGCTGGCGCTGAAGCGGATGCACAACGCGAGGGGCCGTGCTCAGCATCAGGCCGAGCCGCTGAACGAAGGGACAGTCCGCAAGCTGCTTGAAGCGCGCGGCAGTCGTCTTCGCGACATCAGAAACCGGGCGCTTCTAGTCCTCGCCTATGTGACCCTCTGCCGACGGAGTGAGTTGACGGCGCTGCGGTTCGAAGACCTCTCCATGGAACCGGACGGTTTCGGCACGATCCTGATCAGGCGCAGCAAGGGCGATCAGGAGGGCGCGGGTGCGATCCTGCCGGTCCCGCAAGATGCGGCGAAATACGTCACGGCATGGGTTGAAGCGGCCCGCATTGAGGATGGCGCCTTGTTCCGAGCCGTCCGATACAGCGGCAGCATCGGCGGAGCACTCGATCCGGGCGACGTGGCCCGCATCTTCAAGACAATGGCTCGCCGCGCCGGTCTGCCCGCGAAGGAATGCGCTCGGATCAGCGGCCATTCGACACGTGTCGGCAGCGCCCAGGACATGCTGCGCTACAAGGAAACTCTGCCCGCCATCATGGCGTCCGGCCGATGGAAATCCTCGGAGATGGTTGGCCGCTATGTCGCGAAGGTCGGCGCGCGTGAGAGTGCCGCAAAACGGATCGCGGATCAGCGCCCTCCGTTCTGAATATCGTTACTCACATGCCAGACCGGGCGATAGCAGCGCCCGCTATCTGACAGCGTAACCACCAAATCCGGAAGTAGAGATGGCAAACGGCGTCAAGACAGGCGGGCGGCGAAAGGGTACGCCCAACAAGCCAAAAGTAGATACGGATGACACTACGCCTGTAGAGGCGGGCGTAGCCACAGCGGCGGCGGCGGCGGCGCCGCCCGGCGGAATACTTCCCGTTATGCGCGTGCGCGCACGCGAGGCGGCCGGCTCAGCCTTCCCGAAATACCGCGTGGCGCGCGTTGACAGCCTGATACCGGATGAGCGCAACCCCCGCATCCACACCCGCGAAGCCGTCGATGCGCTGGCCCGCCAGATCGAGGTGAACGGCTGGACCAACCCCATCCTGGTTGCCGGGAGGAAGAACAACATCCTCGCGGGCCACCGCCGCCGGCTGGCGGCGATCCAGCGCAAGATGGAGTTCGTGCCGGTCATCGATCTTGGCCACCTGAACGCGAAGCAGCGGCGCGCCTACATCATTTGGGACAACAAATCGACGATCGATGGCGACTGGGACGAGGAGCTGCTGGCTCTGGAACTGGGCGAACTGCGCGACGAGGGCTTCGACCTCAGTCTGACGGGTTTCGATGCCGGCGAACTGTCGGCGCTATTCGATGATCCGGAGCCGCCGCCGCCCAGGCCGGTGCGGCATACCGAGAAGACCGTCGAGTGCCCGGCGTGTCACCACGCCTTCGCGCCGTGACGGAGATCCGATGACCTTCGACCTCGCCGCGTTCTCCATGAGTCTGGAAAATCTGCAAGCCATCCTGGCGAGAGCCAAGGCCGCCGGAGATACCCGCGCCGTCGAGGGCATCACCGCCGATCTGGTGCTGCTGGTGATGGACGGGCAGATGCGGCTCGCCGACGCGTTCGCGGCCGCGATGGTCGACCACGAGCGGCGGCTGATCGCGATCGAGGCCGAACTTCAGGGAACAGTGGAATGATACCCATCCTCGTGCAGCTAATCATCCTGCTGCTGGTCCTGTCTGTGGCGTACTGGATCGTCACGATACTGCCTCTGCCCCCGCCGTTCCCGCGGATTATACAGGTGGTGCTCGGCTTGATCCTGCTCATCTGGCTGCTCGATCTGCTGCTCGGCTTCAGCGGTTCCGGCGGCCTCTGGTATCGGCGCGGCCCCCCGTAATGGCTCTGTTCGGCAACACCACCAAACTGCTCAACCAGATCATTGCCACTCTGGCAACGATGCAAACGGAGATACTCAAAATGTCCTCAACCGTCTCGACTTTCGACTCCGATATCGCAGAACTCCAGGCCGACGTAACCGCGCTCACCACGACGGTCAGCAGTGCCACGGCGCTGATCGACGGGTTTGCCGCACAGCTCGCCACCGCCACGGCCGCCGCAGGCACGGCAGGCGCAACGCCGGCCGAACTGTCAGAACTCACCGCACTGCACACCGCCATTACAGCCCAGTCCGCCGCCCTGGCGGCTGCCGTGACGGCTAACACACCGGCCGCGACACCGGCACCGGCACCGGCACCGGCACCGCCCGCGGCGGCGTAAGGGCACCCATGCCGCTCGACGACACCCTCGCCAAGCCTCGTTCGCGGGCACGCTCGCCCAAGGCTGCCGCGAAGCCCGACCCCAACGCCGAAGTGCGCGCCGAACTGGATCGCGCTTATGCCGAGCTGCTGTCAAAAGCGAAAACCGCCAAGAGCCGGGAGGTGCTGGCATACTGGGCATCGTCCCGCGCTGATTCGCAAAGCGACGCATGGCGTGACGAGTCCAAAAAGGCGCTGGTCGCGAGCGGCGTGCTGCCTGACTACGCCGCGAACCCGCTGCCGGTCGGCACAGTGGCGACGATCTATTCGGACCCGCTGGTCATGTTGAGCGTGAAGGTCACGCAGCAGGCGGCTCGTTTGAACGTCGATGCGTGTTTCGCCGATCTCGCTGCGGCCGGTGTGAAGGTGGGGCTGCTGCGGCGGCTGCGGAAGCGGCACACGACGGAGTTCGGCGGTGCACACATCATCACGGCGCTGCTCGTGAAACCTTAATCGGAGATTGTAATGGCAAAAGCTCCCGCAATGGCGCTCGCAACTCCCCCGCCTGGCGGCGGCCCGGCTGGTGGCATGGGCGCTGACCCGACGATGGGCGGCGATCCCTCGGCCGGAGGCGATGCCGGAGACGACAGCGGCGGCGGCGGCGATGTTATCGTCACGATCTGTTCGAACGGCGACGGCTCTTACACCGTCTACCCGGGCGACGAGCCCTCGGGCGGCGGCGACAACGACGACACGAGCGAGGACGATGCCGATGCGATGGGTCCGGCAGGCGGTGCTCCGGCACCTGGTGGCGGCGCTGGTGGTCCTCCAAGTGGCGGAGGCGGAGCGTCGCAGGGCGTCCCGGCTGACTCGATCGGGGCCGCGTTGAAGGCTGCGCTCGACATTCTGAACGCCGACAAGAGTTCCGAAGGCGCGCCCGGAAACGCGGACGATCAGTTCCAGGCGGGCTTTGGCGCGGACAAGAATCCGACGCCCGCCAGCGGTCCGTCGCAGAAGTACTGATCGTGGCTGTTCCCGCGCCGCGCATCGGCAAGTTCGCCGGGCAGTCGGCCGGTCCCGTGCGCAAGCCGTCCGGCAAGCCCGCTCGCAAGCCGCGCAATGTGCTGAAGCCAAAGGTTCCGGCCCTGCCGCCGGGGCTGATCAACCGCTAGGTCACGATGCCCGCCCGGAAGACGCCTGTCCCAAAGCCGCCGGCACACAAAGCGAAAGCGGCGAAGCCGGCAAAGCGTATGAGTCCGCCCAAGGCTGTAGCTGCCCCGCCTCCGGTCGCAATCGCGCCACCCGTCACCCCCGGCAAGCGCGGCCAACCGCCATACGTGCCTACCGACAAGGAGCGCCTGACCGTCAAGGTCATGGTGGCGGGCGGCATCGAGCAGGCAGGGATTGCCAGCGTCATTGGCGTCACACAGGAACGGCCACGCGGCATCGATCAGAAAACGCTGCGCAAGCATTTCCGGCATGAACTCGAAGCCGGAGAGCCGGAGATGTACGGGCGGGTCGTGGCTGCGCTGTTCAGCATGGCGACGACGGGAAAGAACTTCAACGCCGCCAAATGGATCACGCAGGCGCGGATGGGCTGGTCCGAACGCATCGTCGTTGACGACGGCAAGCCTGCCGATACGCCGATGCGCGTCGTCGTGGAGTTTGTCGGCGAGGCTGCCGCGCCGCAGGCTGAACAGTCGGCACCTCGGTCCGGCTCGCGCTTACCGGACGACATACGCAAGACCGTGAAACTCGTAGGTTGAGGAGAAACGCAATGACAACAAATCTGGAAGCCGCCGTCGCCGTTCTCAAAGCCCACCGCGACGCGCGCGGCTGGTCCGACGCCGCTGTTGCCACCGATCTGCTCGCCCAGCTCGGACTTGACGCGACCGGCAACGCCAAGCACGCCAAACCCGTGGTCGATCCGAACCAGATCACCGAGGCCGAGGTCGTGGCGCATGAGACTGCGGCGCAGCAGGCCGCCGACAAGGCCAAGCACGCCCGCGCACAACTGACCGCGCAGTCCGGTGCGGAGCCGACAACCGCCTCGCTGCCGCGGTCAACCGATCCGCTCGATCTCGCGCCGGGCACGTTTGACGCCAATGCTCCGCGCGTCCCGGCTCCAACTCCGGCGGCAGCCAAGCACGAAGACGTCGGCAAGCACGACGACCCGCCGAAGTCGAGCGGCAAGCACCCGTGAACGCGCTCGAGCGCATCACCGACCTGCTCAAGCAGGCGCGCGTCGCCGGCGGCTGGATCGATGAGATTGTCGCAGCCGCGGTACTGTCGGAACTCGGCCTGGACGAGAACGGCAACGCGGTCAGTCCCGATCCGCAGCCGGAGCGTTCCTCGGACGGCGCGCTGGATGAGGACGCGGGACTGGGATGAGTGCATCGCTCAAACGCCGGCCGGATGCCGCCAAGCCAGCGGAGAAGCTCGTTCATCTCCAACTGCCGCGCAAACTGGGGTTCCTGCTCCAATGCCACCCTTACAAGGTGGCCTGGGGCGGCCGGGGGTCGCTGAAGTCCTGGTCCTTTGCGCGCGCGCTGCTGACCCTCGGCGTGCATCAGCCGTTGCGCATCCTGTGCGCCCGTGAGGTTCAGAAGTCGCTTTCGCAATCCGTGCATCAACTCCTGAAGGATCAGATCGCAGCACTCGACTACGGCGATCTTTATGACGTGACGGAGAACGCGATCCGTGGCACGCGTCAGGACACGCTGTTCCGGTTTACCGGCCTCTCTGATCAGACCGCTGAATCCTTGAAGTCATACGAGGGATTCGACGTGCTTTGGTGCGAGGAGGCGCAGGCCATCAGCCGGCGCAGTTTCCAAATTGCTCTCCCGACCATCTTCCGCACCGCCGGCGCCGAGGTATGGATTTCGTTCAACCCGAACATGGACACCGACGAGGTATGGGAGCGGTTCGTGGTCAACACGCCGCCGGGTGCCATGGTCGTCGAGATGAACTGGCGCGACGCCGTTTCGTGCGGCTGGTGGACAGAGGAGATGGAAAGGCTCCGCCAATGGGATCTCGTTCACAGCAAGGAGGATTACGCCAACATCTGGGACGGCCGCCCGCGTGTGGTGGTCCAGGGGGCGATCTACGCCACTGAGGTGGTGGAGATGATCACCGAGGGACGCTACCGGCCAGTGCCGTATGATCCCCGCTTCCCCGTGCACCGGATTTGGGATCTGGGCTGGAACGACCTGATGGTCTGCATCATGGTCCAGAAGCCGCACCCGAGCGCCTTGAACGTGATAAACTATCTGGAAGAGTCGCATATCACGTATGCGAACATGCTCACGGCGATGGACCGCCTTAACTACAGGTGGGGCACCGACTGGCTGCCGCACGACGGCGAAAGCCACGACCCCAAGAGCGGGACGAACGCGAAGAAGCTGCTCCGCGGGCTTGGCTGCAGGGTTCAAATCATTCCGAAGTCCGACCCGGAGGCGCGGGTCAAGGCGGGCCGCATGATGTTCCCGCGCGTCTATCTGGACACATCGAAGTTCGACACGCCGCCGGAGCGGCCGGACCGGCTGCTGGGCGCGGCGCACTTGATGGAGCGGTTGAAACGCTACAAGCGGAACGTGCCCAAGACGACGCAGGAGCCGACCGGCCCAGTTCATGACATCGCATCGCATGGCGCCGACGCATGGGGCGGCTTGGCCGAGATCGTTGACAGGATCAGGAACGAGGGCGAGATGCCGAAGGCGACGGTGCGGCCGTTCGAGAACGTGGACGAGTCCATGGGTCTTTTAGGGTGAAGGACAGAGGCCGGGCCCTCACGTCGATGGCGCCGATCACTTGCCGTCTTCCAGTTTTGTAACGCGGGCCTCCAGGTCGAGCGAGCGTCTGGCCAAGACCAGCGCATCACCGACCATAAAGTCTTTGACGTTCAGGAAACCCCGCTCGATGCCGGTCAGCCGGTTCAGCAGACGCTCATGTTGATCATTCATGCGGGCGGTCATGCTATCGAGATACGCGCGCAGTTCTTCGTCCATTGTTCTTGTCCTCTCGGTACTGATCGACGATCCGCACATTAGCGCATCATGCAAGGCCGAAATGAATGACCATCTTCAGTTCCTTCCGTTCAACGGTCAATCCGTTCCAGCCCCGGAATTGGCGGCAACCGATCAGGATGCTGGTCGATACCGTTACCGGTGCGCCGGTCGGGCTGCAGAATTTCGACGGCACGGGTCCGGACGGGATCTGGACGCCGGTGGATGTCACGGCGGCGCAGATATCG